CTTTCGGCTGCCCATCTAGGGCCCCCCGTGAATACTTGCTTACGTCTGGTGTAAACTACCAGCATTGGTAAGTGCTCATGAGGAAGGCTGATTGGCCTATGACTACAGTCCCCCTACCTAGTCCGTCCGCGCCTGGCGATTAGGCGGCGAAGAACCAATGCAATGGCGACGTGGACATCAAGGGTTTGCACCCCTGAGGTACGCTGAGCGTGAGCCCAAAGAGTAGAAATACTGTGTATAACTACACCTCACCATGTGACAAGTATTCCAAAGTCCCAATATACCCAGACAGAAGTCAAGGTACACCGAGTCCCTAGGGGATAGAAGAGGCCTGACTGGACTAATGATATATTCGGGATCCGGATGAAAGGGTGTTACGCCTCTCATGGAACCTCACATACCACCGGCCTAGCAAAGGTTCGCCTCAAAGGGAATAGACTGGTTGCAAAACCACGCTTGAAACTTGAGGACATTGATCCACGGCCTGCTCCTCCATTTATGGAAAAGAGGGGTCAGGGGCTAATGCAAATTAGCCCTGCCTAACCATTCACAATCATTTAACATATAAAATGCTAAATTTCATGCGAACGTTCCATGTATCCGCTACACGATTCATGCTTCCAGAGCACCCACTTTTCCGGTCACTCGACTGGACAAGAATAGAGGCTGGGCAGTATGCCGTAGTCGACCCGGTATCTACCGGAGCAATCCTGTACGTATCGTACCAAGATTACCTTGTACTTGTCCGTGTGGCTCTTTCCAATAATATTACATTAAAGGTCTTAGCTGCACCCGGAGAAGCCAAACCGTCTACCCAAGAACCTAACGGCTCTACATCTTCTGACCCTAACTCTCAAAATTCCCCCCCTTTAACCGACCCCGCAACTAATGATATCCTAATGGACTTCTTCTTCCCGAAAGGGACGAAGAAGGTTGCGGTGTCACGCCGTAGAGGACATACATTACGTACGCTACTTACCTCTCCACTCATCAGATTTACTGATAGTGAAACCGGTGAAGCAGGAACTCTGATGGTTAAACTGACGAATGGAAACATCCTTCAGTGGCTTACCATGTGGCATAATCGCCTACATTGGTGGAGCCGGTCAACTGTCCCTGGTATCGTGACTGCCGCGGAAGTAACTTCCTTCGCTATTTACCTGAAAGGTCTCTTTTTAAGACACGGAATCAACCATTTAATTCAGAGATTCAAGATCTCTTTATTTGTGGTCAATGCCTATCTTGGTGGTCGTCGAATGACGACCACCCAAGACCTAGGGTTTCGAATCCGCTTATCTAATGGCCTTCCGGCTTTCCTACCTCACAGAGTCAGAAACGGAATCCGTAATGGAAACCGCCACTATATCCATATTTGGACTAGTGTTCTGAACTCATATAAAGGTTTAAAAGGAACATGGGTTGAACCCAGATTAGATGAGGGAACGATAGCTCAGAAGCCACCTGTCTTAGAGACACGCTTACTCTATCAATTCGGAATTTTCTGTAGACTCTTTTGGCGTCTAGTTAAAGTTCGATATCGTCCAAGTCCGCTGTCTTTTCACGTTAAGCAACCGTTCTTCACAACCAAAGCCGGGCCAAACGCACCAGTTTCATTACTGGGCGCAGGCCTAGATGCGTACCTTTGGTACTCTCTAGATAAGGTAATGGAGTACGATCCTAATGTTTCGCCTGAACATGCTACCAATCTTGCTTTTTACAAGCACAGAGCGGCGGCACTTCAGATACGAACTCATTTAGGGGTCGATTCCAACCTAATCCGTCAATGGTTTGAAGTTACGGGGCAACCGAAATTATTGCGAATGATAAAAATGACTGGTAAGATGTTTATCTTACAGTACAATTTGTCTCAGCTTATAAATAAACCATGGGCCGAACTACTAAAACGTAATTCTGTGCACCCAGATCTTAAGAAACCCCAAGCAGGTGACAAATCGTCGTCTTCTCGTCGAAGACTTCGTGCCGCCTACAAGGAGACTCAAAATTTCTGGCGTGATTTCATGGGAGCGAACAACGCTCTGCTCCGGTTCACCAACCCTACCTTATCCAGACTTCACAATCTGTATGAGGCAGCGGGAAAGGTACGAACCATTGCGATAGTAGATTATTGGACAAATTTTGCCCTCAAACCACTCCATGATTGGATGTTTGAAATCCTACAGAACCTGCCTCAAGATGCTACATTCGACCAAGAAGGTCGAGTTGAAGAATTTGCCCAACGAGGGTACACTCACGTGTATTCCTATGATTTAAAATCAGCTACAGATTTAATTCCACTTACTTTATATAAGTATTTAATGGGACATATCGTCCCACGTGGTGTTCTGGAGTGTTGGATGCAACTTCTTACAAATCGGTCCTTCCGAGTCCCCGACTCGACAGTTAAGACGTATCCTAAGCACCCGCGGAGTATACGATACAACACCGGGCAACCGATGGGAGCGTTAACTTCATGGGCTTTGATGGCTCTGCTGCATCATGTTCTTGTCTTGTTTTGTGCCTACAGAGCGGGATTAGTCCCGCTCTGGAAAATCCTCGACTTTGTCGAGTACTTGGTACTTGGAGATGATATCGTGATAGCTAATGAGCTCGTCGCTGAACAATACGTGCTTCTTATGAAGCAGTTGCACATCCCAATTGGGCTTGCTAAATCTCACATTTCCACGTTGGGAATGTTCAATTTCGCAAACCAAACCTTTGTTCAAGCAGTCAATGTCTCTCCTATCTCTATGAAGGAAGACTTGAATGCAAAAGGTCTCCTAGCCAGAATCGCTTTAGCCATGAGAATGGCTCGACGAGGATGGAAGGATATGAGGACTGAGTCATGGCTTAGCAGCCTTCTCAGAGCGATTACCAATTCAACTGTATGGAAGAAGACTCTCGCACCGCTGGCTGCGGTGAGAGGGTCAGTCCCATTCCTTCATTGGATAATTGCATCAACCTTGCTCCCTGGCACTAGCAGATTCTGCTACGCAGGTTTGAGCGTGGATCCACGGCTACTTCTTAGCACTTACGTGCGGAAAGAAAGAGTATGGACCACAAGGTTGGAGGATCTGAAGAACATTGTTCTTCCGATCGCTCAGCAATCATTGCTGTCGTTGTTCACAGCGAATTGGGCTGATAGCATTTATCAACAGTTCCTTGCAAATCGAATTCGATTGAAGGACTTTGACACCTGGGTAACCAGGGTCATTTCTGTTGACATTGAGTGGCTCTTCATTCGGATATTCTCCGAAGGCCGAGCCAAGGCTCAAGAGGATTGGGCATCAAAATACAGGATTCCTGTAAAGGAAATCCAGGTGAGTTCTAAGCTTCCCGCAGTTAACACTGTGGGACTCTTGGAGATCGCAACTGGAAGATCTTTGGATGAGGTCTACCAGCTTCTTGCTGAAGCTGAGCAGGCCCTTCCATTGATTCCTGACTTTAATAACAAAACCCTTTCAGCTATCATCCCTGATAATGAAGGAGGTGTGCCCGCCCGTGATGCAGCACTTAAACGATCCCAACTTCAAGCTATGCTGAAGGTGGCCTCTCTTGTAGTAATGTTGGAACAAATTCCACAAGCTGCGAAACCAGGACAAGAGTCCGGGCCTCACAATAGTTCTGGTCCAAGCTTAGATGCCCAGCTAAGGGCAATCGAGCGAAGAACAGGACGGCTCGTGTAGTGTATTCACATCTAATACATTCGAAGACTATACTTTGCTTCGTTAAAGAACCAAAGTACCGTGCCTCATTTAATAGAAACCTACTCGCAACTAAGCTTGTAGGGCTCCGTGCAAATCGG